TTGGAAGTGATCAAAAACGCCACAGGGAAAACGGTCTGTCAGGCGGACGCCGCAGGCAAGAGCGTCGTCATCGTGCAAAAGGGGCATAGAACCGTAATCGAATTCCTGGACGACGGAACCATGAGGGTCATCAACACGAAGGTCGCGTAAAAACAAAATAGTGAATCCGCAGAACCGCTAGACGGGCATGGATGCGTACCCCCCCCGGGGTACACCCAGCCCGTCTATCTGTTTCTCCGGATACGGCTGGCTCCTGCGGATTCCGAGAGGAGCCAACCATGGACCAGCGTCAGTATTGCATTACGATCGACGGCGCATGCGTTCCCGTATCGAGAGAGGTCTACTACGCCTACAAACGCCCCGTCTGGGCCGAACGGAAGCGTCAGGAGCGCTGGAGCCGGTGCCGGAAACCCGACGGCAGCCGCTGCGAAGGCGCTTGCGGCGCATGCCCCAATCAGCGGACCGGAAGTGTTCTTTCCTTAGACAAAAGCCGCGAGGAGGGTTTTGAGCCCCAAGATCCCACATCCGAAGTGGCCGACATCGTCACCAACAAGCTGCTGCTGGAGAAGTTGCTCCATCTGCTCGCGGAGCTGGACCCTGATAGCCGGCGCATCTGCGAGCTGATTAGCCAGGGCGCATCCGAGCGTGAAATCGCTGCGGTACTCAATATTCGGCAGTCCACGCTGAACTACCGCAAGAACAAGCTGTTCGACGAGCTCCGTCAGCACCTGAAAAGTTTTATTTGAGCATTTTCGTTCAAGGCATCGGCTTCTGTCCTGTGGGTTGTGAGGGGAACCAACACAGCCCTCGGATCGGAGGTGAGACGATGCAGAACACCAACAAGCGGGATGAAGAACTGGCAGATGTACTGACGGCGATCAGCGTGGTCGCAAAGCGCCTGGCGAAGCAGCTGATGCAGCTTTCCGGGCAGAGTCAAGCAGCGGAAGGGGGATACCAGCGTGAGCGAGCTGTCTGCGGCGGTTGCCGGGCTGCGCAAATGCGGCGAGATCCTGATCACGATCTCCGAAACCCTCGCCACTCTTTCCCGCGATGACGCGACCGAGCAGACGCAACCGGCGGAGCCTGCGCCCACGCTGGAAGAAGTCCGTGCCGTCCTTGCCAGGATATCTGTGGACGGCCGCACCGCTGAGGTCCAGGCGCTGATCCGAAAACACGGTGCGGACAAGCTCAGCCAGATCGATCCGGCTCAGTATGCCAACCTGATGGCAGAAGCGGAGGCGCTGTAATGTCACACGCCCTCCTTTCCGCATCATCTTCCCACCGCTGGCTGAACTGCAGCCCGTCCGCCCGTCTGGAGCAGGGGTTCGAGAACCGGGAGTCGGAGGCTGCCGCTGAGGGCAGCGCTGCCCACGCGCTGTGCGAGCACAAGCTTCGCCGAGCGCTGAAAATGCAGTCCCGAAAACCCGTCTCCCAATACGACTGCGATGAGATGGACGCCCACGCCGATGGCTACGTGGAGTTCGTCCTCGAAACGCTGGCCGACGCGAGGCAGCACTGCGCGGATCCAATCGTGATGATCGAGCAAAGGCTGGACTTCTCCTGCTACGTGCCGGATGGGTTCGGCACCGGCGACTGCGTCATCATTGCGGACTGTACGTTGCACATCATCGACTTCAAGTACGGCCAGGGCGTGCTGGTTGACGCCGAGCAGAATCCGCAGATGATGCTCTACGCCTTGGGAGCGCTTGCGATCTACGATGCCTTGTACGATATCGATCAGGTTTCCATGACGATCTACCAGCCGCGCCGGGAAAACGTCAGCACCTGGACGATCCCCGTCACCGAGCTCAAGGCTTGGGCAGAAAACACACTTCGCCCCCGTGCGATGTTGGCCTATGAGGGTAAGGGTGAATACCTGCCGGGCTCCTGGTGCACTTTTTGCCGAGCCGCAGTTAAGTGCCGCGCCCGGGCGGACGCCAAGATGACGCTGGCGAAGCACGAGTTCGCGCTCCCGCCAATGCTAACGGACGCCGAGATCGAGGACATACTCGGCAAGCTGGACGACCTGACCAAGTGGGCCAACGACATCATGGGCTATGCGCAGGACGCGGCGCTGAACCACGGGAAACAGTGGTCCGGCTTCAAAGTGGTCGAAGGCCGCTCCAACCGCAAGTATGCCGATGAAGATGCGGTGATCGACGCGGCCAACGCAGCCGGCTACCACGACCTCTACAAGAAGACCCTGCTGCCCGTCACGGAGATGGAGAAGCTCATGGGCAAGCAGCGCTTTACGGACATCCTCGGGAACCTGATCCATAAGCCACGCGGCAAGCCGACGCTAGTACCCATCTCCGATAAGCGCCCGGCCATAACCAATGCAACAACCGACTTTCATGAGGAGGAATAGAAACCATGGCTAAGCAGTCAAGCGCCAAGGTCGTCACCGGCATCGTACGCCTCTCCTACGCCAACGTCTGGGAGCCCCGGTCCATCAACGGCGGCACAGAGAAGTATTCTGTCTCGCTCATCATCCCCAAATCCGACACCGAAACCATCAACGCGATCAACGCGGCCATCGATGCAGCCATCCAGGAAGGTGCGCACAAGTTCGGCGGCAAGATTCCGAACCGCGCCGCACTGAGAATACCGCTGCGCGACGGCGATACGGAGCGCGACGACGAAGCCTACAAGGGCTGTTGGTTCGTAAACGCCAACAGCACCACGGCCCCGCAGATTGTGGATCAGCGCGTGCGCCCCATCCTCGACCGCAGCGAAATCTACAGCGGCGTGTACGCTCGCGTGTCCCTCGGCTTCTATGCCTTCAACTCGAACGGCAATCGCGGCGTGGCCTGCGGGCTGGGCAACATCCAGAAGGTCCGCGACGGCCAGGCGCTGGGCGGCAAGAGCAATGCGGCGGACGAGTTCACCACGCTGGAAGACGACGATTTCCTGGGCTAACATATGACGCTGGAGCGGGTGGCGGGGGCATCTCCGCCACCCTTGCTCCATGTAAGGAGCAAAGAATGAAGACACTCAGCTGCGACATCGAGTCGTTCTGCAGCATGAACCTAGCCAAGTCGGGCGTATTCCGATACGCGGAGGGCGAGGATTTTGAAATCCTACTGTTCGGATACTCTGCCGACGGTGGCCCTGTGCACTTAGTTGACCTGGCCAGCGGCGAACAGCTTCCTGCGGACATAGTGGCCGCGCTCACCGATCCCAGTGTGACGAAATGGGCCTATAACGCGCTATTCGAGCGGGTGTGCCTATCCCGCTTTCTGGGCCTACCCACCGGGGAATACCTTGATCCGTCCTCGTGGCGCTGCACGATGGTCTGGGCGGCCACCCTGGGGCTCCCGCTTTCGTTGGAAGGTGTGGGCGCTGTTCTTAGTCTGGAAAAGCAGAAGCTCAAGGAGGGCAAAGACCTCATCCGGTTTTTCTGCCAGCCTTGTGCGCCGACAAACAGCAACGGCCAGCGCCTACGCAATCTGCCCGAACACGCGCCGGAGAAATGGGCGCTTTTTAAGGCGTACAACCGCCGCGACGTGGAAACGGAGTTAGCCATCCAAGCGCGGCTCGCGAAGTTCCCGGTGCCGGATAGCCTGTGGGAGGAGTATGTGCTCGACCAGCAGATCAACGACCGCGGTATCGCACTGGACATGACGCTGGTTCACCAGGCGATCCGCTGTGACGAACAGTTCAAGCAGGCCCACCTGGACATAGCGCGGGAGGTCACTGGGCTGGAAAACCCCAACTCCCCAACACAGTTGAAAGCGTGGCTGGCTGAACAGGGCGTTGAGGCCGATTCCCTCTCCAAAGCCGCCGTGCTGACGCTACTGGAGAAGGCCGAGGGCAGCGTGGAGCTAGCGCTCTCTCTTAGGCAGGATCTCGCTAAGAGCAGCGTCAAGAAGTACGCCGCCATGGAGAACGTCGTCTGCCGGGATGGCCGCGCGCGAGGTCTTCTCCAGTTTTATGGCGCCAATCGATCCGGTCGATACGCAGGGAGGCTTATCCAAGTTCAGAATTTGCCAGTCAACCGCTTGCCCGATTTGGAGGTCGCACGCCAGCTGATCTACGAGGGTCAGTTCGAAACGGCAGAGATGCTCTACGAGTCCGTCCCGATTGTGCTGTCGGAGCTCATTCGGACCGCGTTCATCCCCAGACCCGGACATCGCTTTTTCGTGGCCGACTTCAGTGCGATCGAGGCGCGCGTTATTGCGTGGATGGCTGGCGAGCAATGGCGGTTGGACGTGTTCAAGAACGGCGGCGACATCTACTGCGCGTCCGCGTCGCAGATGTTCCATGTGCCGGTGGAGAAGCACGGCGTCAACGGTCACCTCCGGCAGAAGGGCAAAATTGCGGAACTCGCTTGCATTGCCGAAGGCAGCCTGGTGCTGACGGACAGCGGCCTTGTCCCCATCGAAAAAGTCGAACCGGACATGCGCCTATGGGATGGCGACGCCTGGGTGGCGCATGACGGTGTCGTCTTCAACGGCGCAAAAGAAGTTATCGTGTATCAAGGGCTCAGAGCAACCCCGGATCACCTCGTCTGGATCGAGGGACAATCGCAGCCAGTTCCGTTTGGATCCGCCGCCGCAAATGGCGCGCGCCTTGTTCGATTCGGGGAGACGGGCGAGAGAATGATGCCCTTACAAGGCCTTACGAAAGTTTATGATATCCGAAACGCAGGGCCGCGGCACCGGTTTATCGTATCCGGGCGGCTTGTGCACAACTGTGGCTACGGAGGTGGAGTCGGCGCGTTGAAGGCGATGGGCGCAGTCGAGATGGGCGTGCCGGAAAGCGAGCTGCCCGACCTCATCCAACAATGGCGCACGGCCAATCCCAATATCGTGAAACTCTGGCGGGCTGTGGACACCGCCGTGAAGACCTGCGTCAAGCAGCACACCGCTACGGTAACACACGGTATCCAATTTGTCTACCTCAGTGGAATCCTATTTATCACCCTCCCCTCCGGCAGAAAGCTGGCCTATGTGAAACCGCGAATCGGCGAGAACCGGTTTGGTGGCGAGTCGGTCACCTACGAAGGCGTCACCGGCATGAAAAAGTGGGACCGAATTGAAAGCTTTGCTGGAAAGTTTGTGGAGAACATTGTCCAGGCAACGGCGCGGGACCTGCTTGCGGGGGCCATGCTTCGGCTTGATGCCGCCGGATATCGGATCGTGATGCATGTGCATGACGAGGTGGTCGTCGAGGCACCAGCGGACTCCTCGCTGGAGAACATCTGCGCCATCATGGGGCAGGTGCCCACCTGGGCGGACGGCATGTTGATGCGGGCCGATGGGTTCGTCTGTGATTTCTACAAGAAGGAATGAGGTCAGGGGGCATCCCCCTGACTCTTTTTTTCATTTTTCTTCGTTCAAGCCCGGTGTTTCTGTCCTTTGGATATTGGAAGCCCCAATACAAAACGAGGAGGTACCCACTATGTTCTACACCAAATCCAAACTGCCGGGTGGCCGGACCATCAAGATTGAACTGACCGACGAAAACGTGTTCACCAACTGCTCAGAGTGTGGATGCGAGCTACCCCTTTCCCTCACGGACGAATTCATGCCCGATATCCTTTGCTCCCGCTGCGAAGAGAAGAAGATGAAACTCAGGCCTACCTTTGACGGAATTCTTTGGCTGGTAAGCATCCTGGTTCGGTCGAGGTTTTCGGTGGATGTTATGGGCCTCTTCGATCAGTTCGACATCGACGACTTGGCAAAACTGCCCCCCTGCGAGTATGCCGAATTCGGGGACGCGCTCGAAAGAATCTTCATGGATGCTTAGGGGCCCACGGTGCGCGGGGGGATTATTCCCCTCGCCACTACTTTACCAATGGAGGTACTACATGACCATCAGCAAGTACAACCACGAGGGCTACCACGACCCAACGGCCTACGAAGCCTTCTCCAAAATGAATCACTTTCGCCCCATCGTCTACGTATGCTCCCCATACGCCGGGGACGTAGAGCGGAACACCACCAACGCCCGGCGGTACTGCCGGTTCGTAGTCGAGCGCGGCTGCATCCCTATCGCGCCGCACCTGCTGTTCCCCCAGTTCATGCACGAAGACGACGAGCGTGATCTGGCGTTGTTCATGGGCATCGTGCTGCTCACGAAGTGCGCGGAACTCTGGGCGTTCGGCGACACCATCACCAAGGGCATGGAGCTCGAAATCGCCAGGGCAATTCGTAAGGGCCAGCGGGTTCGCTACTTTACCAAAGAATGTGAGGAGGTAACAGGATGGGTGAAGTTTTGAAAGAGGCACTTAGGCTCGCTATGAATTATGACGGTTCATACAGCGGAGCAGTAGATGCAGGCTTTTTGTATCTGTTACAGCACAAAGATGGCAAAGGCAAAGAAAAGCCTGCCAAATGTGTTTATGTGATCGAAACCGACAATGGTCTTGTGAAAATCGGTGTATCACAGTCTCCTAAGGCCCGAATCAAGACTATTGAAAAGACCGGTGGTCACATAATTGTCAATCAGTATATATCCGAACCATGCAAAATTGCTCAGATGATAGAACTAAGCGCACACAAATCCTTCCAGGCCAAACGAAAAATTGGCGAGTATTTCACTTGCACATTCGACGAAGCTGTGGCGCAAGTAGAAAGGCTTATCAAACAGCTATCTGCGGAGGTAGCACCCGAATTAACCGCTGAAGGCGAGTTAATCGTGCCATCCTGCGGCTCTTGCCCCACTTCGGGGGGCGACACGACCTGCTGCGGTAGCTCACAGGGCAAGTTTGGAGAGGAGGAAACGACGGATGGACTATCCCGTTAAAATCGCCGTCTGCAACCGGAAGACCGATCGGAAGTTTAAGAACCAGGAGCAGACCTGGGACTACCTCGTAAACCGCAACCGCGCGCCCATCCGAACTTCCGAGACGGCCCAAGAGTACCCGAAGCTGCCAAAGGAACAGCGCGACGCGCTGAAGGATGTCGGCGGGTTCGTAGGCGGGTGGTTGAAAGATGGTGTCCGCAAGAACGGCAACATCATCTGCCGATCGGTCGGCGCGCTCGACGCCGACAGCATCCAGGGGGATTTCGTTTCCTTGGTTCGGCGGGCGCTGGAGGGAGTAACGTACTTCATCTATTCCACCCACAGCCATACCGAGGAAGTGCCGCGCTGTCGCTTAATCATCCTGTTCGCGCGCGAGGTCAGCGAAGACGAGTACCCCGCGCTCACGCGGATGATCGCCAAGCAGATCGGCATGGAACACTTCGACGATTCCACCTACCAGGCGAACCGCATGATGTACTGGTCTTCCTGTCCCTCCAACGGCGTGTTCATCTTCGACGAGGGCGTCGGCGCGCCGCTCGATCCTGACAAGTACCTCGCGATGTACCATGACTGGCGGGACGTCACCCAGTGGCCGACGTCCAGCCGCGAATCTGAGGTGATGTTGCGCGGCGCCGCCCAGCAGAAGGACCCGCTGGCAAAAGAGGATCTCGTCGGAACGTTCTGCCGGGCGTACGATCCCATTGAGACCGCGATTGATGAGCATCTAGCGGAGGTGTACACGCCATCGGCTTGCGAAGGGCGATACGACTACACCTCGGCGGAAAGCAGCGCGGGCGTCGTGATCTACGAGGAGAAGTTCGCCTACTCCTTCCACGCTTCCGACCCAGCCTGCGGCAAGCTGCTTAACGCGTTTGACCTGATCCGCGTCCACCGCTTCGGTGATCTGGACGAGAAGGCCAGCTACAAGGCGATGTGCGAGTTCGCGCTGACGCTGGACAAGGTGAAGCTCCAGCTTGCAGAGGAGCGCCAGGCCGCAGCGAGGGCGGAGTTCGGCGCGAAAGACTGGAAGACGCTCCTCAAGTATATGCCGCGATGCAGGCTACTGGAGAACAGCGTGTGGAATCTGATGCTGATCCTCAACAATGACCCCGACCTTGCCGGCTTTGGCTACAACGAGCTCGCCAACCGGGTACAGGTCACGGGCACCGTGCCCTGGGACAGGCCCGCCGACAACAAGTACTGGCGCGACGCGGACACGGCGCAGTTGAAAGCCCTCATCGACGTCCGCTATTTATCCTTCTCCAGCCGGAACCACGATGTGTGCTTCACTAAGGCCGCCGACGATAGGCGCTTCCACCCGATCAGGGACTACCTTGACGCCTTGCAGCCTTGGGACGGCACCCCGCGCATCGAGACCCTCTTCGTGCGATGCCTGCAGGCCGACGACACCCCCTACGTCCGCGCCGTCAGTAGGAAGACGCTCGCCGCGGCTGTCGCCCGAATCTACCGTCCGGGCACCAAATTCGACAGCATCCTGGTGTTCGACGGGGCCCAAGGCATCGGTAAGAGCACCTTGTTCAAAGACCTCGTAGGCGAGGAGTTCTACTCGGAAACGCTGTCCCTCACAGATATGGACGACAAGTCCGGCGCGGAGAAGTTGCAGGGGTTTTGGGTGGTAGAGATCGGCGAACTGGCTGGGATGAAGAAGGCTGACATCGAAAAGGTGAAGGCGTTCCTCTCCACATCGGACGACAAGTACCGCCCCAGCTACGGCAAGGTCGTGGAGAGCCATCCCCGCCAGTGCATCATCATCGCGACGGTGAACGGCGAGCGCGGCTACCTTCGCGACATCACGGGCAACCGCCGGTTCTGGGTCGTGAAGGCGCGTCAGGAGGAGCAGCAGAAGAAATGGCACTTCGCGCCCGGAGAGCGCGACCAGATCTGGGCGGAGGCAAAAGCGCTCTACGAGAGCGGCGAGAAGCTGTACCTGGAGGGAGATATGATCTCTGCGGCCGAAGAGGCGCAGCGTGAGGCGATGGAGGTCGATGAGCGCCAGGGCATGGTGGAAGAGTACCTTGAGACCCTGCTGCCGGAGGGCTGGGACGCCATGGACATCTATAGCCGCCGGAATTTCATCACGGAGCGGGACAGCCCGGTATCCGCCAAAGGCAGCATCCGCCGCGACGCCGTCAGCAATGCCGAAATCTGGTGTGAGTGCTTTGGACGACAGCTTTCAGAGCTCAAGCCCGTCGACAGTTACGCGATAGCGGCCCTGATGACGCAGGTCAACGGCTGGGAGCGGTCCAAACTGTTCATGCGTTTACCCTTCTACGGGAAGCAGCGCATCTACAGACGAACTTGTTCCAACCCAAAACCCTTGTAACACAAGGAGAGGCACAAGTGGAACAATTCTACTCCTTATATTCAAAATGGATTAGGGGAAACAAGGAACAACATTACGAGCACACCCGCGCGTAAGGAATATAAGGACGGAATTGTTCCACTGTTCCACTTGTTCTCGATTCAGGAGGTAAAAATGGAGAGATCAATTTCCGAAGCCTATATCAGAAGGTGCCACAAACGGCTCATTGAGCTAGGCGCGCCTTTAGAGGATTGGTTCTGCGAAAATGTCTATGACGAGGAAGATGCGTCATTCACCTGTGAACTGTGCGACTGCGTTAAGGTTCGGTATGTGCATGTCATGCGTAATCTACGATACCTGGGCACAGTCTCCGTCGGCTGCATCTGCGCGGGCATCATGGAAGGCGACATTCTGGCCGCGCAGGAGCGTGAGCGTGATGCGCGAAACCGCGCCCAACGCAGGAAGAACTTCGTGAATAAAGGCTGGACACCTTTGAAAAACGGAGTTCTGGTCCGTTCCTATCACGGGACGGTCTGCAAGATCATGGTGAGCAAATACAACAAGCAGCAGTATGGTGTGCTGTATCAGGGCCGGTGGTGCTGGAACTATCACCAAAAGCCGATAACCAGTTTCGCCCAAGCGGCCACAGCAGCCTTCTACGCTTACGAAAAGGAGCATGCCAATGCGTGAGAAGCTCAATGAGCAAAACCTGGTACAGGCCGTCCGTCGGATGGGCGGCCTCGCGCCCAAGTTCACCTCCCCCGGATGGGCAGGCGCGCCCGACCGCCTTGTCCTGCTCCCGGGTGGGCGCCTGGCGTTCGTGGAAGTGAAAGCGCCGGGGAAGACCCTGCGCCCGCTGCAGGTAAGGCGGAAAGGGCAGCTGGAGGCGCTAGGGTTTCAGGTGTACGTGATCGACCGACCGGATCAAATTCCAGAGATTCTGCACGAAGGGGGTGATGCCCAATGAAGTTCATACCGCACGAGTACCAGAAGTTCGTGACCGAGTACATCGAACGCCATGAGGTGGCCGCCGTACTCCTAGATATGGGCTTGGGTTGAGCAAAACCGTGATTACCCTGACCGCCATTTTCGACCTGTGCCTGGACAGCTTCGAGGTGCGCAAGGTACTGATCGTCGCCCCGTTGCGGGTTGCGCGGGATACCTGGCCATCGGAGATTCAGAAGTGGGACCACCTGCGGGGGCTGACCTACTCGGTAGCGGTGGGCACGGAGCCCGAGCGGAAGATCGCGCTGCGGCAGCGGGCCAGCGTGTACATCATCAACCGTGAGAACGTCCAGTGGCTGATCCAAGGCAGCGGGCTTCCGTTTGACTACGACATGGTCGTGATTGACGAGTTGTCCTCCTTCAAGTCCCACCAGGCCAAGCGATTCCGGAGCCTGATGAAAGCGCGCCCCCATGTCAAGCGGATCGTGGGCCTGACGGGCACCCCCTCCAGCAACGGCCTAATGGACCTGTGGGCGGAATTCCGGCTGCTGGACATGGGCAAGCGCCTGGGCCGGTTCATCACCCACTACAGGGACGAGTTCTTCACCCCCGACAAGCGGAACCAGCAGATGGTGTTCAGCTACAAGCCCAGGCCCGGCGCTGAGGACGAGATCTACCGCCGGATCGCGGACATCACCATCAGCATGAAGAGCGCCGACTACCTGAAGATGCCGGAGTGCGTGATGAACGAGGTGCCGGTGACGCTCTCCGATGTGGAGCACAGCGCCTACGACACACTTCGCAGGGAACTGGTCCTGTCCCTGAAGGGTGAGGAGATCGACGCCGTGAACGCGGCCGCCCTCTCCGGCAAGCTCTGCCAGATGGCCAACGGCGCGGTGTACGGCGAAGAAAAGCGCGTCGTCCACATCCATGACCGGAAGCTGGACGCGCTGGAGGACCTGATCGAAGCCGCGAACGGTAAGCCCGTGCTGGTGGCCTACTGGTTCAAGCACGATCTGGCCCGTATCAAGGAGCGCTTCCATGCGCGGGAGATCAGGACGAGCAAGGACATCCGCGACTGGAATGCCGGCACAATGCCGGTCGGCCTGATCCACCCCGCATCTGCCGGGCACGGTTTGAATTTGCAGGCAGGCGGATCAACGCTGGTGTGGTTCGGGCTGACCTGGAGCCTTGAGCTCTACCAGCAGACCAACGCCCGGCTCTGGCGCCAGGGGCAGCGGGCAGAGACCGTGGTCATCCACCACGTCATCACGAAGGGCACAATCGACGAGCAGATCGTCGCCGCCCTGAAACAAAAGGATAAGACCCAAGCCGCGCTGATTGATGCGGTGAAGGCGAGTTTGGAGGGATACCAATGAATGACGACAACTGGCAGGGCCTCGCAGACGCCATCGTCGTGCAGGCAACCCGGGACTACAGAACCGCGCTTCAGGGCCTGCGCAAGAATCCGGAAAGCACCGGGAAGCTCCGTGAGCTGGAAGATTTCTTTCGTTCAGGCTGGTTCCAGACGTTATGCGACCTGGACGGCGTACGGCTGATGTGGATGCTGAAAAACGAAGTTAGGGGGAAGCACATATGACGGCCAAGGAGTATCTCTCCCAGGCATACCGACTCGACCAGCGCGTCAACAGCAAGCTCGAGCAGGTGGAGTCCCTGCGTGCGCTCGCGCAGAAAGTCACAACCTCGTATGAAAGCGAGCCGGTCTCGCGCTCACGGTGCGTCACTTCGTTGGAGGACACCATCACCCGCATGATAGAGGCTGAGGCGGATCTGAACCAAACAGTAGACGCGCTGGTTGACGTGAAGATGGAGATGGCCAGGTACATCGATCAGGTTGAAAACTACGACGATCAGTTGGTGCTCGAAAAGCGCTACCTGTGCTTCAAGACCTGGGAGCAGATCGCTGACGACATGAACTTCAGCCGCCGTTGGGTGCAAATCGTCCACACACGCGCCCTGGATGCCATGGATGGTATTCTACGGGAAAGGAGTGAAATCCTCCAAAAGTCAGCACAGTAGTGCACATTACTTCGCTTGTGTTTCCGCCCAAAAGTGGTATAATAGGGTTAGTGAAAATGGGTTCCGGGGCGTCCGCAGAGCAATCTGTGGGCGCTCTCTTTCTTTGAGGAGGTCGTCCCCATGCTGCTGACAAGCGAGCAGGTTTCCGCCGGCCATCCCGACAAAATTTGCGATCAGATCTCGGACGCCATTGTCACTGACTGCCTGCAGCACGATCGGAACAGCCGCGTCGCCGTGGAGTGCCTGATCAAGGGCTACGAAATCGTCATCGCAGGCGAGATCACCTCCCAGCACGCGCCCGATTTCAGGGCGCTGGGCAACGGCGTGCTGCTTCGCATCGGCCTCCACGACGTGGACGAGTATCGAATCACCACGCACATCACCAGGCAGAGCGTGGACATCGCGCTGGGCGTGGACGCGAATGGCGCGGGTGACCAGGGCATCATGTACGGCTACGCGACAAGCGAAACGCCTGAGCACCTGCCGATCCAGTTTGTGATCGCCACCAAGGCGCTGGTGAACCTACGGGATCGGGCATACGCCTTCCTGCTGCCGGACGCCAAGAGCCAAGTGACATATGACACCGAATGCGGACGCATCGATGCTTTTCTCATCAGCACCCAGCACACGGAAGACGCCGATCGCAGAGAGCTCGAAAGCGCTGTGCGCATCGTGATGACGGAGACCGCGGAGCAGTACGGCCTAGACATCGATTTCAAAGCGCTTGTCAACCCGACTGGGCGATTCGTGATTGGCGGCTCCTTCGCCGATACCGGTGTTACGGGTCGGAAGATCATCGCCGACACCTACGGCGGCGCTTGCCGTCACGGCGGCGGCGCTTTCTCTGGGAAGGATCCGACGAAAGTCGACCGCAGCGGCGCGTACATGGCGCGGAAGATCGCCAAAGACGTCCTGCGCGCGGGATTTGCGAAGCGCTGTGAGGTCCAACTGGCCTACGCCATCGGTGTGGCCGAGCCGGTATCCGTCGCCGTCAACTGCTTCGGCACCAACAGCATGCCGACTACCGACATCGAGCGCTGGATCCGAAAGCAGTACGACCTGACGCCGGGTGGCATCATCCGGGCACTCAACCTGCGCGACGTCGACTACAACGACGTTTCCACATACGGGCACTTCGGAAAAAGCTGGCTGTCGTGGGAGAAATAAAACCCGAATAACCTATGATTCGCTTGACTTTCATCTCCTTCTGAGTGAGTAATGTCATACCCAATCCGAAGGAGGTTTTGACATGACAATTGAAACCCACACCACCGACCGCAAAGCGCTGGCGCACAGGATTTCGGAACTTCTCCAAGTGGACGTAGCCTACGCCGGCGTCCCATCCTGCGCCTACAACGTCGGGCCGGTGACGATCGACCGCGGCGGCGCCATCCACATCGACGATCCGGAAGCGCAGGGGTCCCTGACGCCCTTTCTCATCGAGCAGGGCTGGATGGCGCCAGAAAGTGAAACGGTGCCGGTTGCGGAACTGGATGCTGCCCTGGTTGCGGAACTGGATGCTGCCCTGGTTGCGGAACTGGATGCTGCCCTGGTTGCGGAATCTGTCGCGGACCTGGACGCCGATTTGAAAGCCCCACCCGCCATTGAGCACATGGACATCAGCGTCCCTGCGGAGGGGCTGACGGTCGACAACCTGAAGAACCTGGTTTTCATGCTTTACAGCGAGCAGTACCTGCTGAACCGGGCGGTGGGCACGGAGGTGCTCTCCATCTCCGACGGCTTGATCGCCTGGCTGAAGGAATACACCCCTGAGACGCCGGACGACTTCTCCGCCCTGTTGGCTGATTTCAAAGCCCTGGGTGAACTGGACGGCTTTGACGTCCAAAACGGACAGGTCACGCTGACGTTCCCCTTCGAGGAACAGAAGCCGGAGAACTGGTCGGCGTACGGGTTCCTGCTTGGACATATCGTCAAAGCGGCGCAGGCTGCCGAGCGCGTCTTCCCTAAGCGCTGCCAGCCGGAGAACGAGAAGTATTTCATGCGCAGCTGGCTCCTGCGGCTGGGGCTGGGCGGTCCGGAATTCAAGCCGCTACGGGCGCTGCTGCTACGAAACCTGAAAGGCCACACCGCCTTCCCTGACGATGCCGCTGCCAAGAAGCACAAGACCCGGTACGCGGAAAAGCGCAAAAACGCCAAAGCGGCGAAGGAGGCGACCTCCGAATGACCGAGACCATGAAGCAAATGCTGCTTGATTTGAAAACCCGGCAGCATGCAGGTGAGCACATGCCCTGCCCGCGGTGCGGGAGCGATGTGATGAACACCCATGTGACGCGCAACGCCCTCAGCCGCCACGCGGACATTTTCGTGTGTGACGACTGCGGCGTATCGGAGGCGATGCTGGACTTCATGAAGAATCCACTGCCGTTGCACCAATGGTCCTTCTTCCAGGAGGGCCGGCCGATCTCCAATTTCAAGTCGATGCCGGGCCCCCTGGTATGGGCGCGGCTCCAAAAACAGCAGGTTCCATACCTGATCGACCTGTACAAGCGGTGGCTGGACGTGGAGGGGAAAGAAGACTTCGAAGCGTACCGTGCGGAGGCATACCTACACTGCCCGGGACTGACGCACTTGTGGCTACAGCCCTTCCAGGCGGTCTACAATGTATTCGAAGGCCAGCTACTGCTCCGGTTCAGAAAGACGGGCGACGATGTTGAGATCGCCCACGACCTGATCCATCTCTGACGATCGCCCAACGTCGCCGCACAGACGCCCCTGTCGCGGGCCGGTCGCGCTGGAGCCGGGTCGTTCCCCTACCCCACGATCTGCGCGCACTTGGCGCGACTGGCGCAAGATTTCAAAGCTCCATAAACGACAGAAACCGCCCTCACTTGAGAGCGGCTTTTGTTGTGTCTAACGCAACCGGGTGCATCAGGCCTTGCGTCCTAGGCTTCGCAGCAGCGCGGGCTCCAGGGCCTTCTCTATTTCGGAGCGAAACCCCAGCGCGAGGTAGGCGCGGCGAATGCCCTCGAAGTAGTCCCGGGTCGGCGGCGCGACGCGCTTGTGGTTCATCAGGTAAATCATGCCCTTGATTTCGGAGCCGTCTGTCATGCGCACAGTGCGCTCCGCCTTGATGTAGTAGCTGGGGTAGCCCTCGTAGCGGTCGAGCATGGCCTCATCGGCCTCGCTGATCTCCCAGACAGCCACCGGTACCTTGGCGTCCTTTGAGCGGGCCTGCTCCACGGTAGCGTGTAGATAGAACTCCAGCTGGGCGGCGGGCAGGTAGCCCATCCCGATGAGCCGGGCGCCCGGGCAACGGTACGCCATCTGTTCCTGGACCATGTTAGAGCCGTATGCGATGTATTTCAAGATCGAATCCTCCTAAATGTGAAAGCTGGTGTGAAGGCGCACTTGGTAGTGTAATCCAGTCGGAAATGCAAGGTCAAGTGCCTTCATCGCCGGAAACAGCGCGGCTTGATTTCGAAGCGCCGGTGATCAGCGCCAGGTCTGCGATCTTTAGGTTGGCGTACTGCCGGGCGGCTTGGGCAGTGCGCATGGCGTGGGCATGTGCATACATCAAGTCGGATTTCAACTTGGCCTGTTCGGCGTCGATGGCCAGCGCGGCATCCTCCGCTGCTTGGGCCGTAGCTAGTGTGGCATCCACAGCCGCCCGGGCTGCCGCGATCGTAGCCCGGAACGGTGTCTTATCAACGGAAGTCATCGCCTTGCTTAGTGTGTACGCGGCCTCGGACGCTGCATGGACAGCGCTCAATGCGGCCTGTCTTTCGTGTTCCATAGGGGAAACCTCCTCGAAGTAGATTTGGGAACAGTTTCGGTCAGCCGCATCGGGCGCAGGCGATGATCACCGAGATCATCCGGAGCGGATGCTTGAGCGTCAGCCGGATCGCGGCCTTGCGCGCCTTCTCGTGCAGCCCCGCGCGCTGCAGCGCCCAGTAGCGCTCGGGATCCTCGGCGTGATCGAAGATGTTCCAGCAGGTGGTCCTGTCAAAGATGTGCTTCATGGCTTGTTCCTCCGCTTCTTGATTTCAAACCCTGACGGCGATGTACAGTGGCTCTCCCGTCGTGATGACGCGGACCTCGTACCGGTCGCATTCACAGATGATCCGTGTGTGGGTGCTGCCGAATCGGACGCTCATGCCGGCCAGCGCGCGCTTGATCGCCCGCCGGACATCATAAGCGCTGGTGCGGATCCGCCCGCAGTACTGCGTGCTGTTCCAGGTCCAGCGCCCGTCCTCTGACTGACTGGCGCTGACGCGATGGATCTCAAGGACCATGTGCGTTCCTCCCGGACTAGATTTGTAAGCTGCTGGGCCTACCTGCTCCGAATGATGGTCAGCTGGTACTCGGTGCCGTCCGGCAGGCTGATGACCAGGCCCTTGTCGCGGGTCATCACGCCGTCCTCGGCAAAGGTCTGCACGCGCAGGTTCTCCCAGCACAGGTCCTCCGCTGTGCGGTAGTCGCCGTCCTGGGCGATCAATTCCCGCAGGCCATCCTGCAATAATTCGTCGAAGTCGTATTCGCTCATGGTCGTGTTCCTCCTCAACTTGATTTGGTAGAGTTGCGGCTTTCCGCGGTCAGCTTGCTATTTCGGGCCGTTGCCAGCAGCCCATCGTCAGGCGGACTTGATTCAGAAGCCAGTGGGGGCGAAGAGCGCGATGTAGTCGTGCGCCGCTTTGGATAGTGCTTTCAAGTCTGCATCGGTCGGTTGCCCGTACCAGTCGGGCTTACCCTGATACACCCAGATGTGCGGAGTCTTCATGTCACCGCCGGGTGTGCGAATGGAGGCGAAGTGGTCTTGATTCCGAAGCAGGAGTGTGTCGACCTTGCCCTCGGTGCGGTTGAGGATGGTGACCTGTAGGGCCTCGTATTTGTCCGCTGTGCCGGTGGTGACGAACTCGATGCGCGCCCGGATGTGCTCATCCAGCGTCAGGAATGCTGCGCGGCCGACGTAGACCGGGCTGGTTGATTTGAAAGCGGTGTTCCTGCCGGTGAGCGCCCGGAGCTGCTGTTCAAAGAAGTTCATGGTGTTCCTCCTAAAAATGATTTCTGAGCTTGCGGCTTCCCGCGACCAGCAGTGCCGGTTTCGCCTCGGTGCCACCGAGGTCTCGTCAGGCGGGTCAGATGGCCGTGGCCATGGGCGGGCCGTTGCGCCAGGCGCTGTTCCCAGGCAGGGCGGCCGTCAGGTGTTCCCGAGCGGTCTCGAACTCGTCACCAATGAAGCCCAGTTTCAGGAGCCAGCACCGGAAGGCGTACTTGGGGTTGTCGGTCTCCGGCCGACGCGGGCTGGCGTAGCTTGATTCCAAAGCCAGGTGGCTGATGGCCAGGGCGAGCTGGATGTAGGACTTGACCTTGCCCGCGTGCAGGGTTGCGTTGAAGGCCCGGAATTCGATGGTGCCTTTCTGGAACACGCTGTGCAGGTTCAGCAGGTGGTAGCGGCTCGGGTCGTAGTGCTCGTGTGCGCGCCGTTCCGCCCGGAGTGTGCTGCTCTCGTCGTACCAGAGCTGTGCGAATTCGGGGAGTGTGCGGGGCTTGCGCCGGTTGAGCTTCTCCAGGAAGTCCTGCTCCACCGGTCGGCACCAGCGAGCCCGGCGTTCCGGGCTGATTTGGAGCGCCTGGGTGAGAAGGTCCTCCTTGGCGTTGACCACGTTGGTTAGGGTCCGAAGGGTCGCGGCCGTGTGCCTGCCCAGCCCGACGTGGACGTGGATCCCGCAGCTGGGGTCAGCCTTCGCTCCCGCCGCCCGCAGGGCCCGCACCAGGGCCTGGACCGTCTCAATGTCCTCCCAGTGGCAGATGGGGCTGACCACCTCGGTCTGCTGTTCCCAGGGCCCGGCGATGCTGGCGTCGGAGACCACCTTCCAGACCCGGCCGGTTCCGTCCGGGACGGTGCGCAGGTCGTAGCTGCGGCCCGGGATGTACTCGACCTGTGTGCCGAAGTGGTCGGCGAGTACCTGGGCGGCCTTTGCCCGAGAGATACCGTTCATTTCGAGTTCGATCCCGAAGGTCTGTGTTTTCATGGCCCGCGACCCCTTTCGTTACCGTCCTGGCAGGCGACCTTCGCCCGTCGCCCCGCGGGCCCCGCCCGTCTACCCGCGACCTGTGCCCGGAGCGGCCCGCCCGCCCCGGCCGCCCGGCAGGCGACCTTCGCCCGGTTTTCCGGCCGGCGAGCGTAGGATACCGTTTCCCGGGCCGACAAAAAAGCCGGTTTTGCCGTCGTTTGGAGCTTCTCACCGATCGTTTTCGGCGTCGTTTGGGATAACCGGCGGCCGGCAAAAGGCCTTCCTATAACACGCGAACGCGAAGTCCGACCTGGGCCGGCGACTGCGGTCCCGGCCAGGCACACTTCTGCGGTTTGCTTTGGAGAAGTCCGACCAGCCCGGTTGACTTTCGGGGTTTGCTTCGGAGAAGTCCAACGGGCACGGTCGGCTTTCGGACTGTGCTTGGGAGAAGTCCCACCGGCGCAGTTGACTTTCAGCGTTTGCTTTGAAGAAGTCCGACCGACGTGGTGGACTTTCACGCTCCGCTTCGGTGAAGTGTGCCGGGAAGGGGGGATCGGATCTCTGGGGACCTTTCACCGGAGACCGCGGCCCTCTCTCACGCGAGTTTTCGCGAAATTCAGGACCCGGGGTATTCGGCCCCAAAACGAAAGCAGCCGCTCGTGATGGGCGGCTGTTGCGATTGAAGGAGGCTTCTTTGAATACGAGCATGAACCTGCAGCGGATCCCTGTTGAGATGCTGAGGCCCGCGAAATACAACCCGCGAAAAGACCTGAAACCTGGCGATCCGGCCTATGAAAAGATCAAGCGGAGCCTCCGCGAGTTTGGCTATGTCGATCCCGTCATCTGGAATGAGGTGACCGGGAACATCGTGGGCGGGCACCAGCGCTACAAGGTGCTGACGGCGGAAGGCGCCACCGAGATCGACTGCGTGGTCGTACACATCGAGGATCCGGCTGATGAAAAAGCGCTCAATATCGCGCTCAATAAAGCTGTCGGCGAATGGGAGCCCGTTGCGCTGGCTGACCTGCTTACCGATTTGCAGCAGAACGGGTATGATCTGGACGCGACCGGGTTTGACGCAGTTGAAATCAACGAGCTGTTTTCCAAGATCCATGACAAGGAGATCAAAGAAGACAGCTTCGATGTGGACGCCGAATTGCAGAACCCGTGTTTTTCTAGGCTGGATGATGTATGGCATCTTGGCCACCATCGCGTCATTTGCGGAGACGGCACGCTCCCGGGCACCTTTGAAAAGCTGATGCAGGGCACAAAGGCTAACCTCGTATGTGTAGACCCGCCGTATCTTGTTTCGCTGGAAAGCGCGTCAGGCAAGATCAAAAATGACGACCTGAATGATGCAGAAGGCTATGATTTTATCGCAAAAGCTCTTAACCGGCTCGCGGAAAACATGGCCCTGGACGCGTCCATCTACATGTTCCACGCCGACTCCAAGGGACTGCTTTTCCGGCGTGCATTTGATGCGGCGGGTTTCCACCTGGGCGCAACGGTCATTTGGAAAAAGGACCAACTAGTGCTGACGCGTACCGACTTCAAGTACCTGCATGAGCCGATTCTCTATGGCTGGCTTAAAAAGGGCAAACACAAATGGTATGGCGACCAGAAGCAAACCACCATCATCGAATTCCCGCGTATCAAAAACTCCAAGACCGAGGGCTGCGGCCACCCCTCTTCCAAACCTGTTCCGCTGATCGCTTACCTGGTCAAACTCTCGACGCTGACGAACAGTGTGGTGCTGGACTCCTTCCTGGGCTCCGCCTCGACATTAATGGCCTGCGATCAGCTCGACCGGGTCTGTTATGGCGTTGAGCTTGAGCCCAAGTTTGTGGACGTCGCCGTGAAAAGGTTCCTTGCGGCGCATGACGGAGACGCATCGGCGCCGGTCGTTTTTGTCGAGCGATTCGGTCAGAGGCTGACGTTTGATGAAGCAATGCAGTGCATGGAACTGGTAAAGAAGGAGGATTCCGAAGATAGTGAATGAAAAGCACAAATTATATGCTGGTGCCGTTGTTGGTAAACTGGAATTGCTGGAACGGTTCAGAGATGCAAATTCGTGGCGATGGCGTTGTATCTGTGCATGCGGTCAACATGTTACGCCATTGGAAAGCAATCTCCGGAACGGATATAGCAAAAGCTGTGGTAGCTGTGGCAAAAACGATTACCGTCCCTGCTCTGATGGCGTGACCGTTAAGGTCACTTCAACAAATGGCTTTACCTTTATCATTGATAAAGACGATGTGCCTCTGGTGAAAACCAAAAAGTGGCATGTCGTAACAAACCAGATAGGGCTACAAACCGTTATCGCATCAGATAAAACCTATTTGCATCATATGTTGATTGGCAACCATAAGGGGATGGAAGTCGATCATATTGACGGGAATCGTATGAACAACAGACGCGATAACCTCCGTGTTTGCACACATCAACAAAACCAGTGCAATCAGTCCCTACAACGCAATAACACCTCTGGTGTTGCCGGGGTCAGCTATCATTCAGCGAGAAAGAAATTCATTGCGCGGATCAAGGCGTCTCAGCACGGTATCCATTTGGGTTACTACCTGACATTACTGGAAGCGACTCAGGCACGCAACGAAGCAATGCGCTTAATGTTTGGGGAGTATGCAAGAATGAACGATGTACCGGAAGCCCCTGAATGGATAAAAAACCTGGTCTATGAAAAGTGCAGCCGCTTCAAAGAGAAAGCGGCTGTTCCTTTTAGCGCATAAACTCACATGCGGCAATCCAGTGCCCACTTTATTCGGAAAGGAGCTGTGCTATGTGGCGATCCGCGGCAGAAAACCCAAGCCCACCACAATCAAAAGGCTTGAGGGAAATCCTGGCAAACGCCCTCTCAACAACAACGAACCCATACCGCCCAAGGGCGAATTGAAGTGCCCTTCATGGCTGCTGCCAGAAGCGAAAAAGGAGTGGAAGCGGCTGGCCCCCACTCTGGAAGCGATGGGCGTGCTTACGATGGCTGACTTGACCGAATTCATCGGCTACTGCCAGGCGTTCGCGCGCTGGAAGGAAGCGGAGGATTTCATTACGCAGCACGGCTCCATCTTCAAGACGCCCTCCGGCTATATCCAGCAGGTGCCCCAGGTGTCCATTGCGCAGCAAAACCTGAAAATCGTGCAGTCTTTTTGCGCGGATTTCGGCCTGAACCCCGCAACCCGTTCGCGGCTTCAGATCAGCTTGCCGACCGACACGAAAGAGAGGAGCGAGGACGCCATGTTGACCTTGCTCGAAGGCAAGCTGGTGAACTTTGATGACTGGCGGGGTGAACGGTAGTGCCCTTCAGCGAAGCAAAAGCGCAGCATGCCATCCAGTTTATCGAACAGCTCAAGCATACAAAAGGACGCTGGGCAGGTCAGCCGTTCAAGCTACTGCCCTGGGAAGTAGAGCTAATCCGTCAGACCTTCGGCACACTGCGCGATGACGGAACCCGACAGTATCACACAGTTTATGTTGAGATACCGAAAAAATCAGGTAAATCTGAGGTTGGCGCGGCCATTGCACTGTACATGCTGATGGCGGATGGCGAAGCAAACGCGGAGGTTTACTCGGCAGCATGCGACCGCCAACAGGCGAGTATCGTCTTCAACACTGCGGTTCATTTCATTGAAGGGCATCCTGTTCTACGCCAGATTACGCAGGTGGTGGCATCCACCAAGCGCATCGTATTCCCGAAGACCGGCAGTTTCTATCAGGTGCTATCGTCGGACGTCAAGTCCAAATCCGGGCTGAACATATCGGCGGCCGTCATTGATGAGGCGTGGACGCATCCGTCACCAGACCTGATCAAGATGCTAACGACCGGCTCGGGCGACGCGCGGACGCAGCCACTTTTCCTGATTCTGACCACGGCGGGAAACCGACTGGAGGGGATCGGATGGGATCTGCACCAACGCGCCAAGGGCATCCTCGAAGGCCGGAAGGTCGATCCGACATTCCTGCCCATCATATATGGATTGGAGCCGGATGACGACTGGGAGGACGAGAAGAACTGGTATAAGGCTAATCCATCGCTAGGGCACACCATCCAACTGGACCGCATACGCGAGCAATTTGAAGCGGCAAGAGACAATCCTGCCGACATCGCGCTCTTTAAGCAGCTCCGACTCAATATGTGGCTGAAGCAGAACATCAAGTGGATGGTCGCGGAGAGGTGGGGCGAATGCAGCTTTACCATCGATGAAGAGGCGTTGCGTGGCAGAGCTTGTTATGCCGGACTGGACTTGTCCAGCACGACCGACATCACCGCGTTCGTACTGGTATTCCCACCAATGGACGTGGAAGGCAGGTACTGCGTCTTCCCGTTTTTCTGGCTGCCGGAGGATACGCTTGCGTTGCGCGTGCGACGCGATCACGTGCCGTACGATCGGTGGGAGGCGCAGGGACTAATAAAAACCACGGAAGGCAACGTCGTCCACTATGGCTACATCGAACAGTTCATTGAGAAGCTTGGCACCCTGTACGACATTCGGGAGATCGCGTACGATCGCTGGAATGCGACGCAGATGGTCCAGAATCTCGAGGATGACGGCTTCAAGATGGTGCCGTTCGGTCAAGGCTTCCGGGACATGAGCCCGCCAACCAAGGAGCTGATGCGGCTGGTTCTGAACCGTCAGATTGCGCATGGTGGGAACCCGGCGCTTTCATGGATGATGGACAACGTATACGTTCGGACCGACCCGGCCGGCAATGTCAAGGCGGACAAGGAAAAGAGCACAGAGAAGATTGACGGCGTGATTGCGCTGATTATGGCGCTGGACCGGGCGATGAAAAACCAGGGCACGGGCGGCAGCGTGTACGACAATAGAGGGTTGCTCTTCATTTAGTCTATATGGAGGTTTCTGCATGCCGCGAACACCGAAACGAACCTGCCGTCATCCCGGCTGCCCCAACCTCAGCGATGAGCCCTACTGCGAGCAGCACCGGAAGCAGTACGCCCGCGAAACGGCGACACAGCGGGGCTACGACGGGCGCTGGCGGAAGGCGCGGGCGCTCTTTCTTCGGAAACACCCGCTCTGTGCGGAGTGCCGTAAGTATGGCGTACTGACCCCGGCCACCGTAGTCGATCACATCATCCCCCACCGCGGTGACGAGCGGCTTTTCTGGGATCAGGCTAATTTTCAGCCGCTCTGCAAGCCCTGCCATGATAAAAAGACTGGCGGCGGGCTATAGATGGCCGGCATACGCCCAAATGTAGGGATGATCTATCTTTATCTTTCAAGATAGGTCTGATACAATATATACAGTACCAACAGAATGGGGGTGGTGTCTGATGAACCTGATAGCTGAGTTTGATGAGATAGTCCTCGACACTTTTAAGCTGTTGGGTAAGCCCGTCGACAAAAGGAAATACTTAGTTGTCGATAGGCCTACGCCTCACAATCCGGAGAAACTGCCCCCTGGTAATATGGGCATTTGTACGTTCTGGCACAACGGCAATGCATTGGTGATCGGAAGAGCTGGCCCCAATAGTAATCCGCGGTTTTTTAGCCAACACTACAACCCAAAGTCCTCGCAAAGCAATTTGGCTGCATCTCTACTATCGGATGAATCAATGAGCCGCCTCGGAATTTCAGAAGCGAATGTCGGCGAATGGATAAAAAGGAATTGCAGGAGAATCGACATACTGCTGGATGCTAATCTCGGCATCATAACTTTGGAGCGTATAAAAGCAGCCCTCGTTGAAAAATACAAGCCCAGATATGCGGGAAGATCAGCACAGCACTGAACCCCTTTCCTTCGAGCCTCTTCAACGCTCATCCACCGATGAGCGTTTTCTTATGCCCACTTTAGGGAGGCGTAGTATGAAAAACCCATTCTCCCGACTGTTCCGTTCGCGTGACAAACCCCAACCTCAAGACAGCGTCAGTTCCGCCCTGACGTTCTACTTCGGCGGCAGCGCCGCTGGCAAGCCCGTGAACCCCAAAACGGCGGTGCAGATGACGGCAGTGTACGCCTGCGTGCGAGTGATCGCGGAGACGGTGGCCAGCCTTCCGCTACATGTCTACCGATACACGGATCGCGGCAGCGAAAAGGCGTTCACCCATCCGCTCTACCGCATCCTGCACGACGAGCCCAACAGCGAGATGACCTCGTTCATCCTGCGGGAGACGATGCTCTCCCACCTCCTGCTCTGGGGCAATTCCTACTGCCAGATCCTGCGAAACGGGCGCGGCCAGATCCTGGGCCTGTACCCGCTGCTGCCGGAGAAGATGGGAATGGACCGGGATGTGCGCGGAAGCCTGACTTACGACTACACCTCGCGGGACGGCGGCGTGGTCCGGCTTCAGCCGGAGGACGTCTTGCACATCCCTGGGCTTGGCTTTGACGGCATTGTGGGCTACAGCCCCATCGCACTTGAAAAGAACGCGATCGGTCTCGGCATCGCGGCGGAGGAGTACGGCAGTCGCTTCTTCTCCAACGGCGCGACTCCCAGCGGCGTGCTGACCCACCCCAACACTGTCAAGAACCCCACTTCGCTCCGTGAGAGCTGGAACGCAGCCTATGGTGGTTCTACCAATTCAGGCAAGGTGGCCATCTTAGAAGAGGGCATGAAATTCGAAAAGGTGTCCATCCCCAACAACGAGGCGCAATTCCTGGAGAGCCGGAAGTTCCAGGTGGCCGAGATCTGTCGGATCTATCGGGTCCCGCCCCACCTGGTGGGCGATCTGGAGCACGCAACGTTCTCGAACATCGAGCACCAAGCCATCAGCTTCGCGATGCACACCATCCGCCCCTGGCTGGTCCGGATCGAGCAGGCCATGAACAAGGCACTCTTCCCCGAACGGGAGAAGAGGCTTTTTTATGTGCGTTTCAACATCGACGGTCTGATGCGCGGCAGCTACAAGGAGCGCATGGAGGGCTACGCCATCGGGCGTCAGAACGGCTGGTTGTCTTCAAACGATATACGTGGTCTAGAAAATCTGAACCCACTATCTGATGAGGACGGGGGCAACGCGTACCTGGTGAACGGGAACATGGTGCCCATCACAGCAGCACAGATGAACAGGAGGGATTCCCCCTGAGAGAGATACATTTGAACGGCTACATCGACGAAGAAGTGTTCTTCGGCGACGAGATCACGCCTGGCAGTTTGCACGACGCGCTTTACGGCGATGACAATCAATCCACAGACGATGTGCACATCCGGTTGAACAGCTACGGCGGCAGTTGCAATGCCGCCACCCGGATGTTCGATGACGTCCGTGCTTACCCCGGCAATGTTCATATCACGATCTCCGGCACGGCGGCTTCCGCCGCGACGGTCGTGGCCATGGCGGCCGGACGTCTTGAGATGACGCCGGGGAGCCTTTTTATGGTGCACGATCCTTCGGTCATCGCCTGGGGCAATGAGCGCGACCTGTCGGAAGCGATCAGTCTCCTTCGCGCCTGCAAGGAGAGCATCCTGAACATCTACGGCACACGGTGCAAAAAGGATCGCGGTGAACTGGCCGCCTTGATGACGGCGACCACCTGGATGGACGCCAAGGCCGCGCTCGCCAATGGATTCATCGACGGGATCTCTGAGGAAGAGCCAGGTATGGGTCTAACCAATGCCGCTATCTCCCGAGTCACAAACCACAAGGAGGCGGAAATCAAGGTCAAGGCCTGGTTGGACCGCCATCGGAAACAGCCGTCCCGCTCTGGTAAGGGCGATGATCATACATCCATTGTATTGCCTGACGTTGATCAGGCGGAAAGGCCCGAAGTCCAGGACGGGGCGGCGCTAACAATGCCGGAAGACAACAGTTCCCCTGGTCCGTCCACGAGACCCGAACAGCCGGAAACGACCGGCACCCCAATCGCCCAGCTGCAAAAGCGGCTGGGCTTACTGATGCCCACGAGGCGATAATAGGAGGAAACTATGAGCAAGGTACTGGAAATGCGCAGCAAGCGCGGCGAGGTCTGGGACAAGGCCAAGGCGTTCCTGGAATCCCGGAAAGACGAAAACGGCCTTCTGTCCGCGGAGGACACGCTGGCTTATGAGCGGATGGAGCAGGAGGTCGTAGACCTGGGCCACGCCATTGAGCGCGAAGAACGCGCGACTGAACTTGAGCGGGAGCTGGGCGCACCTGTGAACGCCGCACTGGTCTCCCGCCCGGAGAAGACAACCGACAAGCCTGGCCGCGGCGGCAAGGCCTACAACGATGCGTTCTGGAAGCTGATGCGCGACGCGGACCGCCGCGGGTACGAGGTTCGCAACGCCCTACAGATCGGCGAGCTCAGCGAGGGCGGGTACACCGTGCCGGACGAGTTTGAGCACACGCTGGTGCAGGCGCTTGAGGAAGAGAACATCATGCGCGGGCTCGTGCATGTGATCACCACATCTTCCGGTGATCGCAAGATCCCGCTGGTCACCAGCAAGGGCGCGGCGTCCTGGGTGGAGGAGGAGGCGGCCATCCCCGAATCGGATGACGGGTTCGGCCAGATCACGCTGAGCGCGCACAAGGTGGGCAGCATGATCCGGATCTCGGAGGAACTGCTGCGCGATTCCGCGTTCGACCTCGCCGCGTATATCACCGGGGAGTTCGCGCGTCGCGTGGGCGCCGCAGAGGAAGCAGCGATCCTCGCCGGCGACGGCAGCCACAAGCCCACCGGCCTTCTGCACGACACGTTGGGCGCGGAGACAGGTGTGACGGCTGCTGCAGCCACGGTGATCACCGCGGATGAACTGCTCGACCTGCAGCATTCGCTGAAGTCGGGCTATCGCCGTAGGGCCGCGTTCATCATGAACGATGCCACTGTCAAGCTGATCCGCAAGCTGAAAGATGGAAACGGGCAGTTCCTCTGGCAGCCGGGCCTTCTCTATGGGCAGCCGGACACACTGCTCAACCAGCGCGTGCTGTCTTCGAACTACATGCCGCTGCCCACCGCGGGGAATAAGGCGATCCTGTATGGCGACTACAGCTACTACTGGCTGGCTGACCGCGAAGGCCGTTCGCTGCAGCGGTTGAACGAGCTCTATGCGGCGACCGATCAGGTCGGCTTCAAGATCACGCAGCGCGTGGACGGCCGCCTGATTCTCCCCGAGGCGGTCAAGTGCCTGAGGATGAAGATCGCCTGAGAAATGTGGAGGGGCTAACTCTATAAGGTCTTTGGACTACATCATATCGTGGTTTCATGCGAACAAGGCCACGATATGTTGTGGGTCAGCCCCTTTCTGAACAAGGAGGTATTGTGATGAACCAATCCAGCCGGAATTATCACGCCCACGGAGGCAACGAGTGGGTGGTCGGCGGCAAGCTGACCTTCCTGCCTGGCGCCACCGTGGAGGGCGCTGAAGGGCTGTTCGATTTGCCTGCCGGGGAACCGCTGCGTCTGCCGCCCATCCCCGCCAGTGAAGCGACCACCGTCGCCACGCTTCGGGAGGATTTCAACCGCCTGATCGAGGGGCTGAAGGCCGTCGGTCTGATGACGACGGCTGCGCAAGCTATTTCTGCTCCGGATGACGTTCCGTCCGAGTAAGGCGGTGTGCGCATGATCGTCACAATCCCGGAGGTCAAGGCCCACCTGCGTGTCCAGCATGAGGATGAAGATGCCTACATCGGGAGCCTGATCGAGCAGGCGCAATCGGCGGCAGAGGACTTCTGCCGCGTTTCCTTTTCGGAAACCACGCCGCCGGCTGTACGGCTGGCCATGCTGCTCATGATCGGGCACTACTTCGAGAACCGGGACAACCCCGACAAGCATGTATACCTCGCGATGCGGATGGCGTTTGAGAATCTGCTCTACCCGCACCGGGATGTGACGAAGTTCTTCTGATACGAAACTCATCGGAAAGTGGAGGAAGTGATGTGCCTTGCGCGGATACAAAAACTTCGAATCCGATCCTCACCCTGGGGATCTGAAGCATCTGGTGGAGATCGGATACACCGAGAACACCATCAATGAAAACGGCTACCCGGAGCCCGCCGAAGTGGTGGTCTGCAAGGTGTGGGCGGCGGCCACGGACGCGGGAAACCAACACTTTCGTGCTGCGGACACCATCAACGCCGAGGCGGTCATCAACTTCACCATCCGATTCCGTGAGGACATCCAGCCGGGCATGTGGGTGAAGTTCCGGGGCGAGAAATGGATCATCTCCACCTTGGGCGAGTACGAATTCAAAAGGCGCTACCTGGGTCTGAAGGCGTCCATCGTGAAGGGGGTCAGCTGATGAAGCAGGTGCAGCAGGCACTCTCCGGCGTGGACATCCCCGTGTACGCCGGGATCTGGCGGCCCACCGCTTCCGGGCAGAACCCGCCCGCGCAGTATGCCGTGTACGCCACCACGACCACAGAGGATGTGCATCTGGACGACACCGTCGTCTCCCTCAAGACCTTCGTGTACCTGAACCTCTGGAGTGACGGGGATCCCACCGATACGGCCGCCCGGATCCGAAGCGCTATGTATGCCGCAGGGTTCATCATGGTCGAAGAGACGGATATGGGGTACAACCAACCCGCCTACGACAGCGCCACTCGGCAGTACAACATGCATTGGACCTGGTGCCTGCGCTCGGGGGTAGCCCCATGAGCATGAAGCTCGACGGCGTTGGCCAACTGATGGGCGATTTCGCCGCCATGGCCGCGCACCTTCATGAAGATGGCCCTACCTGCAATGAGATCCTGGAAGCGGCGGCGGTTCCCATCCACCAGCAGATGAAAGCCAATGCGTCGTCCAACCCCAAGATCATCACCGGGGCATTGCACCGATCGATCAAGGTCGGTCGTGCCAAAAAGCGAAAGACCGGACGGAGCATCACGATCGGCGTGCACCACTCGGCAGAGGGGGCGTACTACGCAAACGCTGTCGAGTGGGGGCACGGCGGTCCCGCGCCGGCCCCGGCACATCCCTTCGTTCGCCCCGCTTACGACACCAAGGCCGATGAATCCTACGACATCATCCGGGCCGGGCTTCGTGATGCTGTAAGCAAAAACCCCTGATATGTGAAGGAGGAGAAACCCATGCCCAATACCGCTTCCCCCGCCGTGGCCAGTACGGTGGGTCTCAAGAACGTCGTCATCGCACCGGTCGTTTCTGATACCGACGCAGGCGTCAGCTACGGCACATTGCAGGACTTTGCGGGTGCCATCGACGCGCAGATCGCGCCGGAGAACGCTGATCCTGAAGTGCAATATGCTGATGATCAGGAGTTCGACGTCGTGTATCCGGATCCCGAGATCAAGCTCACCATGGAGATGGCGGACATTCCGCTGCTCATCCAGGAGATGATCTTAAGCAACATCATCGATGACAATGGCGTCCTGATCCGCGCGGCAGGCGACACCCCTGGCTACTTCGCGCTCGGTTTCAAGAGCGAGAAAGCGGATGGAACCTACCGCTACGTTTGGCTCTTCAAGGGGCGTGCTGCACCCATGACCGAGCAGTATCACTCGAAGGAAGGCACCACACTGACTCGCCAAACTGGCAAGCTGGAATGGACGTTTATCAAGCGTACCTTTGACAAGCGCTACCAGGCGATTGCCGACGAA